ACTGTGGCTACAAAAGACGTCACCAAGTCCCAAGATCTTCTCAAGCTCGCTTTAGATATTTCAGCTGCAACCGGCAAAGATGTAGAGACAGTTTCTAATGCTTTAGCGAAGGCTTATGAAGGCAATACTGGCGCTTTAACCCGTCTCGGTGTGGGTATCACCGCAGCACAAGCCAAGACTCTCGGATTTGAAGGCACAGTTAAGCAATTGTCGGACACCTTTGGTGGATCAGCAAAAACTCAAGCCGAAACCTTTGAAGGTCAGATTCAGCGTCTCAAGGTTGGTTTTGATGAAGCTAAAGAGTCAGTCGGTGCAGCGCTGCTGCCTACTTTGAAGAATCTGCTCGATTACTTTATTAACACAGTTATTCCAAAATTCCAAGAAGCCAAGTCTGCGGCTATTGATCCGATTGTGAAAGCCTTCAAAAACAATGAGGAAGCGTTGCGCGATTTATGGGAATTCACCAAAGACTTCATTGTTCCTATATTTACAGGCGCTTTAATGACTGCCATCAAAGGTGTCGGAACGGCTGTCGGCGGCGTTGTCAATATCATCGGCACTGTCGTTACAAAGGTTAAGGGATTAGTGAACGATGCGATTAACGCAATTAACGCAGTTATTCGCGCTTACAATGCAATTCCAATTCTGCCAGATATTAAAACAATACCGACTCTAGGCACAGGCGCATCAACTGGCCCAATGGGTAATATCTCAATGAGCACCGGTGGCGCTTCAACGACAACCCCGACTCCTAAAATTCCAGCCATTACAACAACGACAACGACCGCAACGCCAAAGGTCACGGCAACAACGGGAGTAATGCCAACCTACCCAAGTGGCGGCCCTGCTGGCGCACCAATCACAGTCGGAAGCCGATTTGACGTAGCAGCTGCTCGAGCTGGTGAAGAAAAGGGCAACGTTGTTATTAATGTCAATGCTCCAAGCGTTATTGACGAGGAAGGCTTCACCCGAGCAGTCGTTCTAGCCCTCAACAATTCCACTAATCGCGGCACAACTGGCGCTGGCGATTTAAGGTCTAACGCCCAGATCTTATGACAGCTTGGACACCCGTCTGGCGAATTAAAGCCAATGGCACAGAGGTCACCTCAGTCACTTTGGCTGACCTACAAATTACAACAGGCAGAACCGACATCAACTCGCCAACCCCTGCTGGTTATTGCTCACTTCGTCTTATTAACACCGATAACACAGTTTATTCATTCACAGTCAATACCTCGATCCTCATCGAAGTTCAAAATAGTTCAGCGACTTATGTGCCTATCTTCGGCGGTCGTATCTCGGACATTCGCCAAGTCGTCACCTCAGCTGGTAACGCTGCGGCAGTAACGACAATTAACATTACAGCCATTGGCCCTCTTAGCAGATTACAAAGGGCAACCTTTGATGGCAATTTAGCTGAAGGATTAGACGGCGCACAGATACAAGACCTGCTCGATGATCTACTGCTCAACTCTTGGAATGAAGTCCCAGCTGCCGAAACTTGGAATACCTATGATCCGACAGAGACTTGGGCTAATGCTGAAAATATTGGTTTAGGTGATATTGATGCCGGTGAATATACGATGGTAAGTCGCCAACTCACCGACGCGGTAATTTCCAACATTGCTAATCAAATTGCTTCATCAGCTCTTGGATATTTATATGAAGATGCCAATGGCCTTATCGGTTACGCTGACGCCAGCCACCGGCAGGATTACCTTGTGGCTAACGGATACACCGACCTCGATGCCAATCACGCAATTGGGGCAGGAATTGGAATCGTCCAGCGACAGGGCGAATTAGCCAATAAAGTCATCATTGATTACGGCAATAATTTCAACAGCCAATATATCGCCCAAGATGCTGACTCACAGGCCACTTATGGCCTTTATGCCGAGCAGTTCTCAAGTTACGTCAAGAACGCGGCAGACGTCGAAGATATGGCGGATCGAGTAATACAGCTTCGCGCCTATCCTCGTTACCTATTCCAATCCATCACCTTTCCGATTCAAAATCCAGAGATGGACAACGGCGACCGCGATGCGCTGCTCTCCATCTTTATGGGCCAACCCGTTCGCATCACTAACCTTCCGCCACAATTGCTCGGTGGCGAATTTACCGGTTATGTCGAGGGCTGGACATTCAGAGCCTCAGTCTCGGGCCTGTCAATAACGCTTAATGCTTCACCAACAGAATTCTCGGCAATCGCCCAAAGATGGAACCAAGTCAATGCGGCAGAAAGCTGGAATAGTGTGCTTAATACCCTAGAATGGCAGGACGCGATTGGAGTGATTAGTTAATGGCAACAACAACGAATTTCGGGTGGGAGACGCCCGACGACACCGACCTTGTTAAGGACGGCGCTTTAGCGATTAGAACGCTAGGCAGCGCGATAGATACCTCGCTTGTTGATCTTAAAGGTGGCACAACCGGACAGATATTGAGCAAGGCTTCCAATACCGACCTTGATTATACTTGGATTAATAACGATCAAGGCGATATTACAGAAGTTCAAGCTGGAACTGGTATTTCTGTCGCATCTGGAACTGGGCCAATACCAATTGTTACAAATACAGTTGCAACAGCTTTCGATGCTAAAGGCGATTTAATTGGCGGAACTGGTGCAGATACTTTTGCTCGTCTAGCAGTCGGAACGAACAATCAAGTTTTAACGGCTGATTCAGCAACTGCGACAGGCTTGAAATGGGCGACTCCCTCAAGTGGTGCATTAACCTTAATCACGACGAATTCATTTTCGGGTTCTTCCGCCGTTACAGTGGACAACGTTTTCTCTTCAACCTATGACAATTATCTGTTGTTATTCACAATTGATTCAGCATCAACGAATTCAACCTACAACGCAATTTATTTGCGAGCTGCTGGAGCAGATGTTGTCACGAATTACGAAACTCAAAGAATTCGAAGCGATTCCAGCACGACCACCGTTACAGGTGACAATGATCCAGTAGGAAACGATGAGATGTATATTGGAGACAATAACACGGCTGAAAATGGTTCAAGCGTAACAACTATGAATCTTTACAGTCCAAATCGCGCAAGATATACCTGCGCTCAAACTCATCTAACGAGCAATTGGGGTAATTGGCTCACGGGAAATATATCAATGTGGCAAAAAACAACTACTCAATTTACCGGTTTCAAATTAGCAGTTAGCAGCGGCACAATTACAGGTAATGTCAGCGTTTATGGATACTCAAAGTAGGAATTATGACAATCAAAATAACTGAAATTGACGTTTCTAAAGGAACTCAAGAGGACAAAGTTTTGACGGGTAAAGAAGCCGAAGAGCTATTAGCTCGGCAAGAAAAAATGACCGAAAAATATAACGCTTTGTTAAATCGCGAAGCTGAATTGGCTGAAGAACGCACTAACGCGGTTAATAAACTTGCAGCGTTGGGATTGACCGAAGTCGAGTTAAAGGCTCTAGGCCTTGCCTAAACTATGCAAAGCCGGTCAGCAATTAAGGGAGCAAATTGATGACGATTATCCTGATCGCGACAGGCGTTCTGACGGCTGGATTGCTGATGCTCGTCACATTGCTAAAGGTAATTCTGACCACATACCAGACCCTCGAGGAAATGGAATTGTCAGAGCTATAGACATTGATGCTGATCTGAATGCTCACAAAGAAGAGGCTTACGCCCTTGTGGAGAAGATTCGCAAATGCGCCAAGCGAGGCGATAAGCGCATTAAATACATTATTTATGATGGACAAATTATGAGTTCGATTATGAATTGGAAGCGCAGAAAACACAGAGGTGCCAATCCTCATCGCTCGCATTTCCATATTAGTTTTACAACTTTGGGAGACAAAGACGGAAGCTGGTTTGACCTCGAAGGAGATAGAAATGAAAGAATTAAAACTGATGGCGGGAACGTGGGCGAAAACATTCGTCGCGACGGCTCTCTCGACATACCTCTCAGTAGGACTTCAACCCGACTACATTCTCAATGCAGCACTTGTGAGTGTGTTGCCTTCCGTGATTAACTGGCTTAACCCCAATTACGAGCGTTACGGCAAAATCAAATAATGGACGCAAATACCATCGCTGGATTCGTAGCGTCAGTTCTCGGATCAATTGCCCTTCTTATTGCTGGCCTGCGCTACATTATTAAATTGGAGAATATCCCCATTGTGTCGCGCCTCGACAAGATGGAGTCTCAGTTAGAATTAGCCCTCTCAGCAAAGGTGGCTAGAAGTGGCAACAAGAAAACGCGTTAAGAAGCCAGTGAAGAAGGTGGCTAAACGTCGCAAAACGACGAAGGAGCCAATCCTTACTAAGCTGGATTTCTGGGCTATTGCTGCCAAAGAAGTGTATGACGCTTGCCGTAAAGCCGGAATGGACGAAGGCACAGCTCTCGCTTTTGCGATGGATAGAAGCTCTTACCCCGATTGGATTGTTGATCCGAGCGACCCAATAAAAAATCCGCTCGATGATTGGGAAGAGGACGACTAATTTACCTTCGCGAGGTGGAACTATTTGAGGCGCTTAAGTCGGTTTATCCGGACTTAACGCCAGTCTCACCGACCGACCGCCACGACGGCATCACTAGCGACTCCTATATTGAGATGAAGTGCCGCCGCACCCATTATCCCACACTATTGATTGAGAAGAAGAAGTGGGATTATCTGGCCGAAATAAGGGCTAGAACGGGCGCTAGGACGCTGTATATCAACTCGACCCCACAAGGGGTCTATCAGTTCGACTTAGGGGCTATAAACGAGCCTGAGTGGCAATTAAAGGCCCTTCCAGATAAGACCGATTACGCCAATAAAGGGCTAGTGGAGAAGCTCTGTGGGTTCTTAGACCTGCGACACTCCGAGCTGCTTCTTGTATAAATCCATTTAATTAAATACATTTATCCCGTAAATCCAATTATGGATTACAGAACGGGAGCAAAAATGGCCACAATGGTCAAATTAAATATATATAAGTGCGAAGTCTGTGGTGACAAATACCAAGATTCGTTTCCTTATCAAAATATGCAGGGCCAAATTGTCTGTCCTTATTGCCAAAGTGAGGGCTGGTAATGATAAATAATCCAGCAGTAATTCGATTTGATAGCACTTCGGGCGCTTGGTCTGATGGTAAGAATTACGTCAAAGGCCAAATAATTCGCCGTTATGCCATTGAGTCGCTAGGTAGAAAAGCAGTAAGAGGGCGATTGAGCAGAGAAGAAATCTCGGCTTATTGGCTTGACCGATTTGGGGTGAACGCTGATGTTCAATGAAGGAATCTTCTTTGCACTTTATTGCATAACCCTATGGATTGCTCACCGCGCATATATCAGCATCAAAGCCAAAGCCTTTAACGAGGGATACAAGAGAGGTCGGGCGAGCATAAATGTCAGAGAGATCGTTAAGTGACTGGCTCTCGGACGCTGGTGACACCCTCGACGACAGGGGGCTTGAATATGGCGATCCGAGACACAATCTATTACGCATTTACAAAATCGCGAGGTTGCTCGGTATTCAGCTCAGAGACCCAGCTGACGTGGCGCTGCTATTTATCGCGACCAAACTCTCAAGAATGGTGGAAAGTCCAGAGCGCGAAGATTCGTATCTCGATCTCATTGGATACGCCGCTATCTTGGGCAGATGCCGATTTTCAACACCAGAAGATTGGGACGACGTTGAGTCTGACTCGCAATCATAATCAACACCAATGGTGTGACTATTGCAAGATGCGATGGGGACAATTGAAAGATGGGACTTGGCATCACAAAGCCCAAGTGCCAGCTGTATGGAAGGTGCAATCTGAAACGCCAACGCGGCGTATGCAGGTGCGCTTTTACTGCCAACCTTGTGCAAATGAAGCACAGAACTGGCCGGACGGAACGTTCTGGTCTTTGAAAGAACAATTGGAATATGCGATAGATGAATTCGCAGGGAGAGAGAAATTAAATGTCGAACTATCTTGATGATTACGTTTCGGTGCAGGATCGCTTAAAGGAGTTTATAAATGCCTACCCAGATTACCGCGTTAAGACTCACGTTCTTGAGGAGTCACTTACGCCGAATTGCGATGTTTATATTGTTAAGACTGAGCTTTACAGGACTGAGGCTGATGCTGCGGCTTGGACGACGGGACTTAGCAGCGAATCGAAGCAGAAACAATATGCTTTGGAACTTGCGGAGACAGGCTCACTTGGCAGAGCTCTCAATCTCGCTGGCTTCTTTGCAAAGCCAAGCGGATCACCTAAGAAGCCAATACAGACAACAAAACCTCAGCTTGCAGAGTTCATCAAAGAACAACGCCCCAACGATCCTGAACCGATTGTCTGGGACGTTACGGCTATCACAGAGGAATTCGGGGCCGAAGTAATTGACGAGATTCCTATCTGCAATCACGGCCCAATGATTCTCAAGCAGGGCAATAAAGAGGGCAAGGAGTATCGCGGTTGGGTTTGCACCGAACGGAATAAGTCGGCTGAATGTCCGGCTCGATGGATGAAAATCGGATTAGATGGTAAGTGGGCGTTTCAGAAGTGATTAACGAGATGCACCCATTCAAGTGTGGGCCTTGTAAGAAGGTGACACCGCATCACTACATAACCAAGTATGAATCAGAGATTCAAGAGGGTGATTGGGTGTGGCTAATGGAGTGTCAGAATTGCTTTGAGCAGCGGTTATTTGATCCAATTGACCGAGTGATTAGTCGGGAGGACGAGATAACGCGTTGCGACCAATGCGGTAATTACAAGATGAAAGCAGCTAAATGCCGAATCTGTAAAATAGCCGATGGACAAGAGCGCATCAAAGAGCGCTATTGGAACGGCAATGCCACACTTGAAAGGTTCATTGATGCCGACATATGATTTTGAATGTCCGGCTTGTGGGGACGTAATTGAACAGTTCTTCCATATTTACGTCAGCCCAAAGATTAACTGCGGCCATTGTGGAGTTGAGATGCGTAAGCAGTTCAAAGCCACCCCAGCACACTTCAAAGGCGATGGTTGGGCAGGGAAAAAGTAATGCCAAAACCCCATTCGATTGCATATATTAAACAGCTACTTGAGTGGGGCTTTGACAAAGAGTTTATCGCCCGAGATATGGGGGTAAATTTAGCATCATTAGAAGTCAGGTTAAATCGAGCAAAGAAAAGGGAGCAAGATGGCAATCAAGGATTTAAGTCTGAAACTAGCGGCAATTAGCCTGTTAGCAGACCAAGCAAAGCGCCTCAAAGACGAACTTAGGGCTGAACTACAAGCTGAGATGAATGAACTCGGCGCTGATCGAGTAAAGGCTGAATTAGGCGATGAGGTGGTTGCCTACATAACAACCAGTAAGCCAAAGTTCAAGTGGGTCGTTAAGTCTGATAAGAAGTTTGTTGATTGGGTGAAAGCCAATGTCCCAAGTGAGATAGTTGAATCGGTAAGAGAATCGTCAGTTGATGCGATATTGGATAAATTCAATTATGTAGATGCGTTAGTTATTGATCCTAATGGTGAGCCAATTGATTGGTTGGAAGGTAGCCAGTCAGAGCCATTCTTAATGACGAAGTTTCACGGAGATGGACGTGAGAAGCTAAGAGAAGCCATAATTGGATTAAATGGAAGCCAAGAGATTGATGTGAGAAAGGTACTAGAGCTGGAGTAAATACCATAAAAACTTGTCCAAATAATGAGATGATAGGAAAGTTGATGCGTAAGATACTTGACAAAGGCTTTACACTTCGAACCGAAGGCGGGGCCCGAAGGCAGCCCGTCGGCCGAGTGTTAGGGCGGCCTATTGTCTTTCGTCTGATGACTTTGACCCTCACAGCTGCCGTTCTTACAAATATAAATACAACGCCATCAAAAGCAGATATGAATCTAAAACTATATGCTTACAACCTTCTTACTTGGCGAGAGTTTCAATGCTTTAACTGGCTCATTCATTACGAGAGCAGATGGAATCCACAGGCTAGGAATGGTTCTCACTATGGGCTGGGCCAAATGCGTTCCACTTGGTATAGAGACCTAAGCCCACAGGCACAGATCAAAGCCTCCATTAAGTATATCCATCACAGATATAAAGACAGTTGTGATGCACTTACTCACTTCGAGCGCAAGGGTTGGCATTGAGTCACAAGCGATATAACTCTGCATATTACAAGCGAGTTCGAAGCGAGGTATTGTTACGGGATTACTTCACTTGCCATTACTGCGGACAAGAGGCTAATACTGTGGATCACTTGATACCCATCAGTAAGGGCGGCACAGATGAAGCGACCAATATGGTTGCAGCTTGTATTAAATGTAATAGTGGTAAGCGAGATCGTATGACCCCCACCTTTTTTGAGCGCACACGGAAACCCACGACC